AGGATGCCACGGGGCTGACCAACGCCGGTGCCTGTGAAGAACGCGGTTTCCTCTTTGCGAGAAAACTCATCCGACACATCGGCGGCCAGCTCAGCTTCCGCGTCCATGCCGGCGTCTTCCAGCATTTTCAGGCTGATTTCAGGCCAAGCATATAGCTCGTGAACCGGAATCCGCCACACTCCATAGGTCGGGGTATCGGTCTCTGCACGAGTGCCGACCTCACCAACCCAGGCAGCCGACGGCTTGCCCAGCTTGTACTTGCCCTCAAGTGCGTCGGTGCCGATGCTACGCACATCCGCAACCGCACGCATGGCGGAGCTCTCGTGAATGAACTTCTCGATACCGCCGGAAGCGTCCGGGGTCACAAAGTACCCACCGGAAGGGTCAGAGCCTACGCTCATCGCCTTGCGTTCGGCATCACTGAAGCTCTCGTCGCGGCGCAGGAACTTCTCAACACCGGACTTGTAGGCGGCCAGATCGTCCAGGCCGAAAGACACAACACCGCGCCGGTAAGCGCCGATGGTGCGCTTGAAGGCCGCCACTTTCTTTTCAGAGCCCGCATCAGCTTCGGACATGACGCCCCGCTTGTTCATGCGGGATTCCAGGCCCTTCCGCTCATCCTCTTCCTTCTGAAGTTGAGACTTCAGGGCGTCCAGCTTCACGGTGATGTCGCTGTTGATCTTGTCGAGTTCCTGTTTGGTCAGGGCGTCTTCCTTGCCCTTCTTGATCTCGACTTCCAGTTGGTCGTTCTTGGCTTTGAGGTCTTCAAAGCCCTTTCGTACGGCTTCTAAGGCAGCCTTCGCCTCTGCCGAGAGGTCAGCGCCCTCCAGGCTTTTGCGTTCGATGGTCATGTGACTATCCTTTAAGGTTGAGTGAACGTGTTAGCGCTCTAAGCGCCATAGTTTCGGCGTCCGCTACATCCCGCAGATCGGTTGCCTTGAAGCCGCCAGCCGCAATGGCCTTGGCGGATTGGAGAGAGAAGCCGCCTACATCCCGTAGGAAGTCTTCAAACTCTCGAATGGTGGTGATTTGCGCCGCCATGGACTTCAAGGAAGTCAAGCGGGCGCGCTCATTCATTGGGAACGTGACTAGGCTGACCTCGAAAAGATCGGCCTTTTTGATGGTCCTAATCCCCGTTTTTTCGTCTCTTTTGGCGTCTACGGCCCGATATCCTATGGAAAGACCGTCCAAAGCGCCCATTTTCGCGTCGGAAAACGCGTCTCGGGACATCTGCTTCTCAAGATTGAACTTCGCCTCAATCAGCAGGCCGTTGTCGTCTTCTTTGGCCGATGAAATGACGCCAAGGATTTTTTCCGGGTCATGGTGCAACAGAAACTTAGGTGTCCTGGTCTTCAGCGATTCCGAAAACGCCTTTTGAGCCACGACATCGCCGCCGTGGTCAACGTTGCCAAATACAGAGCCGTAGCCGACGACGGAGCCCGCCTTTTCGTCGAGGTCTTTGACCTCAAACCCCGTCCGTAGCTTTTCCACCAGCATCAGCGTTTCCTTGTGTAGCCCCCATGAAGAGTTCGTCAGCGTCCGGCAGTCGGTTCATGTCCTCTGCCTCGCGCACTTCGTTCTGCGTCATCCACGCCGGGGAGCCGCCAGAGCCCAGCGCTTTGGCGTAAAACTCGGCCCGGTCCTTCGAAGCCCCCCGCATCAGTCCATTGGGAATGAATTTCGTGTAATGTCCCGCCGCCCTCTCGTCCCGCGTCAGCAGATTCACGTCAGCAGATTGCTCAAGCCGCTCGTACCAGGGGGACAAGGTGTGCACGACGTGCGCGATGAACATCTGCTCAGCGCTCGCATACGTCGCGGTCTTGTCGGAATGCATCAACATGATCGGCAGGACGCGAAACGCCCGTCCGATTTCCTCTAATTGGTACTTTCGCGTCTCGATTAGCTGTGAATCCACAGCCGTCATGGCCTGTTGCAGCCATTTTGCGCCGTTATCAATCACCAACGGCTTGGCGTTTTTCGTGGCGTCTTCAAGCCATTTCACCAGCTTTTCGTACTGTTCCGGGCTTAATTTGCCGTCCACCGAGTACACGCCCGACACTTTCGCGCCGTTCTCGAAGTGATCGTATTGCGTGTCTTCAATGGACTCGCTCAGTTGCAGGCTTTTCGCCACCATCTTCGTGGCAGACATGCCCACCCAGGGGGACCATGCTGGCCCGCGAATGTGCCAGATCAGTTCGGCGGGCACCTGACGGATTTCCTGCCGCTGATAGTCCATCACGTCATAACGCACCGCGCCATCGACGTACTTCGGACGCACACGCCCCGGCTCAATCGGCAACAACGCATTAATTTCGCGACGGTTTCCGACACGATCCAGAAAAACATAGGCATTTCCGGTCAAAACCAGGTGAAACATCAGCGTTTCACGAAAGGCAAAACTCGTTTGGAACTCGTTCGGACGCCAGGACAGGAGGTCATAAAGCCGGTGATCCGTCGCCGGTTGCCGCCCGTCCGCCGTTGTTCTGAACACCTTCCAGGGGACTTGAGCAACACCCTCGGCCAGAACCCGGCAGGCGCACAGCACCGCCACGCTTTCAAGCGTCTGGATATCGTCCTTCGGCATCCGCGACAGGTTGCGCGTGGGGATTCCCAGCTCCCTGAATACGTCGTAGGCCGTGAAGTTCTTAACCTCGCGGCCCAATAGGCGGCTCCAGAATCCCATTTATACTTCCCAGAATGATTTTGTCTGTTGCGCGCCCGTTGCCGCGGCCCCCACAGCCATGCAAAGCGCCACCGCCGCGTCAATCTTCGCCGCCGCCCGGTCCTTCGCCAGCCAGTAGTTGCCCCAGCGGTCTTCATCCGTAACCGCCGACATCATCGCCGACACTAAAACAGGGTTATTCCGCAGCCGTATTCGGCGCTCCAAGAGCAGTTCTTCCAGAATGCGCACGCTGCCCGGCATCCAGAGACCTTCGGCCTCTTTGTCCGTGTGCTTCGCCGCCTCTTTCATGGATTCCGCTGGCTTGCCGCGCTTCGTCCCCCCCTGGGGGTGCTCGACAAACTCAACCGATAGACCTAATTCCGCCGTTTCTTCTTCAAATTTCTTGAAGGCATAGCGGTCGTATGCAACCAGCTTGACCTCAAAATCGTGCGTAAACTCCGCCACCGCCTGGGCGACATGGCGATAACTGATGTTCCGGCCCTTGGGCGCGTTCAGAAAACCTTGCTTAACCCACACATCGTAGGGCTGCTGATCTTTCAGCGCCCGCGCCGCTAAGGTATCCCCCGGCGTCCACGCCTCAATCCAGGCGTCATATGTCGGTTTCCCGTCACGCTCGCCGGTCTGCACAACCGCAGCCAGCGCTGTAATGTCCTTGTTCTGGGACAGGTCAAGCCCCAGATAAACCGGCTTGCCTTTGTGTTCCGCCGGGTCAAAATCCTTCAAGCAAGGCTCCAACGTCGCCCGCGTCATCCAGGCCGTCTCGGCATCCGTCCAGATGCAGAAGTGAAGCCGAAGAATCCCGTTTAACTGGCCGGGAATGTTCTTGCCCTGCGCCACCACGTCCGCCAGATAACCCGGCGTGATTGTGATGCCCAGGAGCGGGTTAGCCTTCACCCAGCAACTCGGGTCTTCTAGGGGATCATCCCCCTCGTCAAGCGCACAGACATACGAAAATGTCCGGTCGTCAATGACATTCCCCAAAAACGTCGGGTCTGTCTCCGCATCGTGGTTGCCCGCCGCCACGCGGATGGCGTGGACGTGTTCTTCCCAACAAACCGAAGTCCTGTCCGTGCCGCTGTTCGTAATCATGAACAGCAACGGATTGCGGCGGAACTTGAAGCCCCGCTCCAGCATTTCCAGAATCTTCCGATCCGGCATTTCGTGAATTTCGTCTGCCAGAACGAAGTAAGGACGCGGCCCCGATCCCGTCTTGCCGGTATCCTTCGACACTGGCCGGAAGAACGAAGCCTTCCGGTGATAGGCTATGTTGTATTCCCGGCCCTCGCCCCCGGAGAAATCCAGGTTCGCCAGAAGCGCCGGTGACTGCCGGACCATCTTCACGGCATCGGCAAAAAGAATGTTCGCCTGTTCACGTTTGGATGCGGCGGAGTACACTTGCGCCCCCGCCTCGCCATCGGCCACAAGGCCGTAAAGACCTATCCCGCCAGCGAGTGGGGATTTACCGTTGCCCTTGCCCTGTTCAATGTACGCCCGCCGAAACCTTCGACTACCGTCCGCCATGAACCATCCGAACAGCGAACCGACTATGAACGCCTGCGACGGGTGAAGCTCGAACGGCTTGCCGTCAAACTGGCCTTCTGACAGAAACAGTACCGTCTCGAAAAACTCAAAGACGTGCTCGGCTTCTTCCGGCTTAAATTCCAGCCCGCGCTTGGGGCCTTCCACAAGGTCCAGCAAGTGCCGCTGGCAGGCGTTCCGCACATGCGGCCCGGCGACAATCGCGCCAGACACCACCGCGTTCGCGTATGCCGTTACCCGGTCAATTGAAGAACTTGGCGGCGGGGTCTTCTTCCTCGCCATCAGGTACGCTCACTTTTGTTTCATCAACCGGGGTCGCCGCCAGCTTCGACAGAACCGCGCTATAGGTCGCTATGGCGTTGACACCCATATCAGGGTCATCGTTCAGCCGCGCCCGCAACACACACGCCACTTGCAACAGCGCCCGGTGGGAACTGTTCAGCCACGGCAACTCTTTCTGAAACTCCGCCCAGGCGACCTTCTGCGAATCCGTCATTGACTTGTAAGGCTCGCCGACGGGCCGGGTACGCGTCGGAACCGCTCTGCCCTTAAATCTGCCGGGGTCTTTCAAGTGCGCCCCGGATACCTCCGCCTTGGCTTTCGGCAGTCTTGGCCGCGCCATTGTTACCTCATGTTCTGAATTGCGGATGTGAAAAGAGTGG